CGAAGAGGATCTTCGAGGTTCCCAGGGCGAGCGTTTGCTGAGCAGAAGCGTAGACGCTTGATAGCACGCTCGCGCCCTCCGGTACCCAGCCCGCGCCGCCGGTGTCCGGATCGGTCACGTTGTTATCGACCGTACTCCGCCAGTAGCCCGCGCCGCTCGCCTGCAGGACTCGCGCCCCCGCTGGGTAGCCGCCAACGGTCGCAGAGAATACGGCATCGTAGGGGAAGCCAGCACCAGCGTTGTACCAGATGGACAGAGCTGAGATGGCATTGAGTGCCCCATTCATATCCAGACCGCTCGGGCCTACACCACCAGCAATCGGATCAGTACGAGTGAGTGGTGGGAATCCGTCAGTCCATGATGCCGCGCCGGGAGTAATGCCAATCTGCGAAGGCACTGGGATTACATTCTTGCCGCCCCCGGCTGCGAAAGCTTCAACTACTTTTGATGGTGCGCTGGCTAAGAGCATTAGATTACTATCGCCTCCGAAACAAAGGGTGCCTGATTGAATCCCGTAAACTTGGGGCTATTTGCTTCGGAGAATCCAAACACCGGGTAATCGATTATGGCGAGTGTAACACCCACTCCAGCCGGCCTAAGTAAGATGTCAGGCTCCGAAATAACTTGAATCTCCCAAGGCTCCAGTGGGAACTCGAAGGTATACCGCATCTGCATGGAGCCCTGATCACTCACGTAGCAGCGCCCGCGCCCAGCAAAGAAGATATTCAGCATTTGATTGAAGCTGGGGGAACTTGTAATCGAGATGTTGCTCAGAGCTTTGATGAGAATGAGGGTGCGAAACTGATCGTCATTCAACACCGTGACTGGCTCGGTGTAGATATAGCGGCCGGTCGGAAGGCCGACGATGCTGCCCCAGATATCTAGCCCTAAGCCCACGGCGGTTTCCACATTCCAAATCGTGTCGAAGAATCCGTCGATATCAGCATCCACCCGGATGTACTCGTTCATGTTACGAATGAGCGCGGTGAGAGCTGGGCTATTGCCGTACTGCGAAATGATGGTTTGCTCTATATTTTTCATATGAGGCTAACCGTAATGTCGCCCGCGCTGATCACGGGGGACTGATCGATACCCATGACGACCTGAGGCAGAGTTGGCGTGGCGACTCCAACAAGGACGCTCAGCACCGTGATGCCAGGCGCTACGCCGATGACCGCGCCGTAATAGCTAGAGCCGGTGATCGCAGCGCCGATGCGAGCGGGGATCTGCCCGTTGCCCCCGTTGAATTGAGCAATGATAGCGTTTTGAATCAGGGTTACGATATCGGCCGGCAGCGTCGGGGAGTTGACGATTGACACTGCGAAGAGCACGGGGGTACTCGTAGGACGGTTGAACTTCACTGCGTAAGAGGGATATGGACCGGGGGCATACTGAGGGCTCATATCGAAAACCGTCACTGAGGTATTTCCGTTGTAGTCGCAACCCGTGTCTTTCTTGGGCCAGATAGCATTAGCGATATCGGCATCAACCCCGCCAACCACTGCCACGTAAAGCGAGTGGGGGAGCATCGGATAGTTGGTAGATCCCTTATTGACCGTCAGCCCAGTGGGGTTGTCGATCACGTAGCAATCCAGCACGTTCGGCGCGTTGTCGAAGACGCCGGCCTGAATCGCCTGCACAGAGCCGCGGGCGTTACCTGCAACTGAGTTCTGGCGGCGTAGCTCAAACTCTTGAGGCGTCTCAACGTCGCGGCCCAATACGCCATCTGCTGGATTGGAAATTGCATCCCAACCGGGGACGGCCTGATATACCTGCGTGAGACTTCCGGCAGGGCAAGGGATCGGACCAGTCGCAAGATTCTGCCATGAACTCATAACCGAGCCCGTACCGGGTATTGTGACCGCCCCGAGCAAAGCATAAGTGTTGCCCGATGTATCTCGCGCGAGAGTTCCGGCTGGTACTACTCCCCCTGGGCCGGTGAGGATACAAGCAACCGCAGTACCTGCCGCTTGGAAGCGCGGAGCCATTCCAACTGTCAAACGTCCGATGGCATCCTGAAAGCGCCCCGTTGCGTACTGAGGATCAACCTGATTGCAGATGAGAGCGATCTCCGCATCCTTGTCGGAGATGATCGCCGCCGTACTCGACGCAAGCTGCCCTTGCGGAGTAGTCAGGCCGGGATTGAGCCCGCCCCCGAAAGCGTAATTCATATCGATCTGCACACCTGCGAGAATGTCCCCATCCTCGGGGATGATCGGGCCTTGCGGCGTAAATTGGATCTGAGGTACCTGCGTGCTCGGAATGCCGGGGGGAAGTCCCATTAGATTGCTCCCTTAGAAATTGACAATGGTTGTTTCCCCCGTGTCATCTGTAAAGTTGATTTGCCCCGAGACGCCCCGAGCATTGAAGGAAGTAATCGAGCACTCTGCGGTAACAACGCCCGGCACGGTTAGAGCCTGATCGCTTATAAGCTGAGTGAGCAGCGCCGCCGGCGGCAGCTTCCCCAGGACTTCAGAGAAATAGGGAATGCCCTGAGTCGTGTCATACCAAAGCTCTCCGAGAAACGTTTTGACCGCGCTTGCTACGTCCTGAGCCAGAGCATACGGGGGCGTCGCCATCGCGATATTCCCCGATGCGTCCAAAACTAAATCCCACTGCTCGGTGTCAAGCAAAAGCGTATTCATAGAGGCGGGCTCGTTTGCGTCCCCACGGCTTCGCTAGTGTGGACGTGAGTTTTGAGGCTCTTGCCGCCGGCAATTACATCGCCGGTAGTTGTAAGCTCCCCGCTCATCGTAGCATTGCCGCCGGTTGACGCCAACGCGCCATCTAGGTTGATCTCGGGGGCTGCCAGAGTAATTGTGTCGGGGGCGGTAATGCTCACGTCGCCGCCGCTCTGAGTAAGCGCCCCCTCAACAGTTACAGCGCCGCCTAGCGTGATTGTGGGAGCCGTGAGCGTGATCGCAGTCGGGGAAACGATGGTTATCCCGTCAGTTCCAAAGCGAACGTATTGCACGGGCACGGCGTTGAGCATTCCGACCAGATACATGCCGTCCGAGAAATCATACTGCCGGTAGCTGCCTGGGTTGGCCTGAGCCTTCGTGCTCTTCACCTTGCTTATATCGCGACTGGCGAAGACGGCCACGCCGATATCGCCGGGCTGAGGGTCCAAGATCACGGCGTTAGTTCCGCCCTGCATTCGCAGATAGGGGAGTCCGTAAATCGTAACGTGCGGCGTCGGGTTGGCGGGCACTGAGCCGTCAATTTGATTCACCAGCGGCGTTACATCCACGAAGCCAACCGGCGAGAGATCACCCGCGTTTGTGCAAGCCTCTATTCGTACCAGCGTCCCGGTTTGCATTTTGGCGAGGGCAGCTTGGATAGCAAAAACGATGTTGTTGTACTCTCCCCAGGTGCTAGAGGGCCAAAGAGTACCGAGACTAATTGGAGATTGCGAAGCCACTGGGGTTTCCTCTCACTGTGCTCCACCAGGGGCCGCCCGGCTTCTCGCTCGAAAGACTGTGAGCGATTGAAAATGCTACCCATTGTCCGATTAGACTGGGCGCGAGAGCAGCGCCTTGAGTATCGAGAGATCCCATCGGGCGCGGCACCGAACTGATTACCTTGAACGCCCCGTGGTAGACGATAGCCGGATTGAAAAGAGTTCTGATATTGATCCCATGATTGTCATACGTCGGGTATCCGATCATCCCAGTTTGAGAGGAGATCAGGGGGATCAAGCTCCCGCGTGGCGTATCTGCTGGCGCTATGAAGAGTACACCGTTATCAAGTCCCCATCCTATTCCCGCCTGCTTCGCTAGAGACTTTACTTGCTCGATTCCGGTGTTTGCCACGTAGGGATTTACGAGCGGGACGCTTACGCCGTTATTCTCAAACTTGTATCCCATCGTTGCCGCGAGTTGAGCCATCAGAGTGGCAACATCCACGGTGCCTTTGTAGCTAGTGGGAGGGATAGGTTGAAGCTGATTGATCACGCCAGCTTGAGCCTGTATTTGTAGGAAGACATCAGGCATCTGCTGATAGTTGCCCCAGGCGTTTACAATCTCTCCCGCAAATACTAGCGTCTCCTGCGCTCCGTCGATGGCATAAACCAAAATCGTATTACGATTGATATAGCGTGGTCCCCACGGGGTTGTTACCGCATTCATGTCACTTTGAGCCACGCCGTAAATTTGAGCGCAAAGAGTGGCGTTCATCTGGCCGCCGCCTTTGTCAATTTCGGCAGTGGCACGAAGCCCCTCAAGAGTTACCTGGTTAGCAGAGCTTGAGCCGAAGCTCCCCGTCGCGAGCGTGATGACGAAGCGAAGCTCTTTTTTATTTTGGAAGGAACCGATCATAATTTAGCTATTGACAGTACAGTCAACAATTCTCCATAATAAAAACCATGATTACCCTCGTGCCCGCGCCCGATGAAAGCTCTAAGCGGTTCTTCTTTACCAGAATAGCATTTAGGATTATCGGGCTGCTAACCGGCGTCAGAATTGAAGTTGAACACTCGCAACCTCCGCCGGTGTCAGGTAGACGAGTTGATAGCGGCTCCCGAGCCCGTCATAAGTCGGATCGTTACCCCCCTGAGTGTCCGTAAATATCAGTTGCCCCACAAATCCAAGATAACCGGTAGGAACCAGTGGTACAACATCATGCGCGATCACGGCTATAGAGATATCAATGCCGTTTACGTTGAGATCCACGAAGAGCCCTTGCGTCTTCTGATAGATGGCGATCTGGCAACTTTGCCCAGCAAGTGTCACTTGCAATATCTGAGAGGGAACGGGTTGAGTAGATATTTGTTGGGGCATCAGTGGAGCCCCAGTTTATTTGCAAGTGACTTAAACGTAGAAGTCGGCGGCGCTATCGGTTGCGTAGGTCCGTTACTCACTTGAGACGTAGCGCCGGGATCTTGGGGATTGACGATAGGAGTGACAGTCACGGTAGTAAATGCAGCTACCACGCCCCGAACTTGCTTGAGCGACACTTCGACCATAAGCAGCGTCGCGCCCCGCTCCGCTCGCCGCTGATAGCGATAGCGCTCAAGAGTGTAATTGGAATAGGTGATCTCGGGCGTCACGACGCTATAGGCGTTGATTGATTTGGTAGCAGCATCGATAGCGTTGAGAAACGTTGTCCGGTCACTCACGCTACCGGCGAGCGCTAGAGTCACCACGGGGTTGCCCGGCTTCTCTACTTTGTTGTAGCTGGCGAACGATCCCCCTTCAACGGGGAAATCGCTCACTACCATCTCTTTCATATAATCGAATCCAAAAGTGGAGAGGACCGCACTCGCGCCCGAGAGCAGGCTCAGTGCAGCGTTACCGATGGCTGCCAGGAGCGTTGCAGAACTGTTGGGGCTGATGCCAACCTGGTTGCCGGCTGCGTCGAAGATGCCCCACTGCGGAGCCTGTTGCAGCGCCGCGCCCAGGATGTTTTCGAGAGCGCCGATCCCGATTGTCACAACGGGTATCGGCGCAACCGCGCCCACCTGACGCAATAGCTGGGGCACGCCCGGGACCGCGGGAACGTTGGGGTACGGAATGTTTGTTGCCGGCGGCATTAGTTGAGCCCCGCATTAGCCTGGCTGGTGAAGAGGAAGTTCATGCCCCGAGCGATGCCGTTCGCATCAGTGGCAGCCGTGTAAACCTTGATCTCTCCGATATGGTTTGTAACGCTGCTATCGCTCGAAGACACGCCAGAGCCCGCCGGCGTGGGGCTCGCCGCCGCGATTGCGCCGGTTGCCCCGCCGACGCCCGCGAGCGCCAGAGCGAGAGATGAGCGCAGTCTCGCTTCGCCGTCTGCGTCTGCCGGCCGCTCATACATCCGTGACACAATCGCGCCGGCCTGCCCTGCGTTAGTCGCCCCGCGGAGCGCATCTCCCGCCCTCTTCTCACCGTGAGTAAGTTCGTACTGAGCAAAAGCCAATTGCTCAGGGAGAGTAGATGACTTGATACTGTGCCCGGCAAATTTCGCAAAGTTGGCTTGCCGGTCTGAGTGCCACTGCCCTAAACCGTATGCGTGACCGCCGTCCCCCGGTGCCTTAGTTCGGCCGACACTCTCGCGCATAAAGTTTGCAGCAATGCCGGCGGCCTGAGCGGAACTCCATCCTTGCCCCTCGAAATACTTTTTGATCTGCTCACCAGTGGCCGCGCCCCCGGGCTCACCGCCGCCCGGACTCGCCCAGCCCGCGGGGGCGTTGTCCTTGAGTTGGGTGTACCCCGAGCCTGGGGCGTGATTGTTTGCAGGCTGGCTCTTGAGCCCGATCACTCGCGCTATGGCGTCGCCTAGAAGAGTGATGGCCTTCGTAGCCATCCTAATCTCAGGCTCCCACTTCGCCCAGTCGATAAAGGATGTACCGCCGCGCTTCCATACCTGATAGTCCTGCCAGAGCAGCGCGATGCCAGCGGCGAGCGCGAGTACGGCAACCACTGCGAGATTGATCGGGGCAGTTATGAGCGCGATTGCTCCCAGCCCGACCGCCATCACCTTCAGGAAGTCCGTTACGAGTTCCTCATTGTCGAGTACCCAGTTGCCCAGGCGAAGGAAGAGATCAGCGAGTCTCTCAAGCGCCGGCGCTGCCTCAAGCATCAGCGCATTCCCAAGCGCCGTAAACTTTTGCTTCGTCTCCACAATCTGAGTCTGTAGCTTCTGGGCGGCTTCGGCCTGCTTCTGCGTGACCGCCGTACTTTCCTTCTGGCGCTTGATCGTTAGCTCAAGCTCTTTGCGCCCCTGCAAAAGCAGGTTCATGGTCCCTTGATCGATCCCCATCATCCGGCCCATGTTGTTTGCGGTTGTCCGGTCCATACGAGAGAAGCGATCTGCGAGATCCAAAAGAATTGCGT